TAGCACCGTACTTGAGCATTAGATAAGTTGAAAACTTTTTCTTTTCTTCGTCAGTGAATTTATCATAGTAACTACGATCCTTACGATCAAATGCCGCCATTTCATTACCAATGTATAATGGATCTGTGTTCATTTATCTCTTCTTACGTAGTTTATCAATTGGCTAATACTCTGTTGCATGTCTCTGTATTTGGCTTCTAGCCTTGCAATAATTTCTTCCTGACGCCTAACTATCTCTGTTAATCTTGTTACTGATTCAGTTTGTTCACGTAGTTTTTTGTCATGACTCATTAAATTAGGTCTTGGTGGTGCATTTGGGTCCACTTCTCGTTTTTTCTTTTGCTTAAACATCTTTGGATTAAATGCCATTGTTGTTATCCTCATAGTCTTTACATAAATTATATATCGTCATCATCTGTGCTACTGCTTCTTTTAGAGCAGGATTTTTTTCTGCCTGTTCTTGAATGCGTTTCCAACAAACTTCTCTTTCAAAATCTTGTTGCCATTTAGGATCATCGAGTATACTGACATTGTCAGTTACCCAAGTATAGTTATTAAAATCTATGTCTGTATCTTCTTCTAATAAATCTAAATAATTTTTATTACCAGATTTTACCATAATCAACAACCTCGCTTTGTCTTGATATATCTTTGACAAAATATGCACAGATCGGTTGGTCACCCTCATTGATTGGCACCGACAACATCTGTCCGCTTTTTAATTTTGGAAAGAACCAACGAACGTCTTGGTATATGTCAACTATTTCAATTTCAAAAAATTCAGGTTTAAAGCTGGTTAATGGGTTAAATGTAAAAACTGAGAATCCACGATCATTGATTGATGTCAATGGTATGACCTCAAGATCACCAAAGTCAGGCTCACCAATCAGTATCTGCCAATCTGCTGGCATTTTAACTGTGTGTCCGCCAATCTTTAACACCAATGCAGGTGCATTAAAAGACTCAAGAAAAATTAACGGAATAAAGAAATAGTCTGGATTTTTAGGATCACTGTTATCCAGTATACCAAATCGCATATCATCTACTTCTTCTGGTATCTCGCTCATTTCAAATGATTTATTGTCTAATGTTAAAATTCTCATTGCCACTCCGTTTTTTCTACCACAAATGGATAGTTTGCTTCTTTATAAAATTGTTTGCGTTTGGTCAAATGACGTTTGGCAAACTTACACGTGGATGTTATATCCCAAATTTGCACAAAATCTTTATCCTCAGCCTTTCTAATGCCTCGACCAATTGACTGAATAACACGCACAAAAGACTTGCCAGGCTCAATGAGAACAAGATTAAAAATCCTAGGGATATTAATACCAACAGCGGCCACACCATAAGTAGCGATAATAACCTTTCCATCCATAGTTGCGACTTCGTCATATTCATCTTTCCTATCCTTTGCTTTAGTTGCACCTGACACAAACACTGCGTCGGGTATCAGTTCTGCTAATCTCTTACCTGGTGCTATACGATCAACCAACAACAGAGTATTTCCACTTTCACGTATAGTATTTGACAACTGTGCTATGTATTCTAATCTCTCTTCAGTTTCTAAGAGATATTTAAGCTCTTCTTGATAACTGCGATATTCTGTGTGATCTACTAATTGTAACACATTTACATGACAGTTTGCAAGAACTCCTTGCGATTGTAATTCGCTGGCTGATAATCTACCTAATACCTCTCCAAGGCTACAACGCAGACTCATAAACTCATATTCTTCTTTGGGTATGGTACCTGTCAATCCCCAACGTATAGGTATATGTGCCATTACACCGGTTAACAGAGTTTTAAGAGCATCTGCTTTGGCCATGTGTACTTCGTCTACCATAACACAGACAACGTCTTGCAGAAACTCACCTATTGTGATATCTACTTCATGATTACGTGAACCTTTCAGTAAGATGTTAAGACTCTGCCAAGTACAGATAGTGTGTGTACGACCAAACTCTTTACGGTCGCCAAAGTAAACACCTACGTCTAAGCCCATGTTGATGTAGTCTGCTTCTGTTTGTGTAACTAAACTTTTATTTGGAACAATAACTATTGTACGACCATGTTGTTCACATCTATGACTCAGAACAGCAGTGATTAGTGTTTTACCTGCACCTGTTGCTACTTCTTGAATACACTGTGGATTTTCTAAGAACTTGTTAACGATCTCTACTTGGTAGTCACGCAACATAATTGGTTGACCTTCAGCAGGATGCTTAGGTGGCCATACACAATCTGCATAACTATCTTCTTGTACTTGTTCAAAATTAAACTGTGTTTGATAATCTCTAACATCTTCAACATCAATACCATATCCTTGACTTTCAAGATAAGGAAGTATGTCAGGAAGTAGATTAATATAAGTTGATCCACCTAGTTGAAAGAATCCTACTTTACCATCCCAGCGACCTAGTCTGACTGCTGGCATATAACGGGCGCCAGGTATTTCATATTTAAATTTATTGGTTAATTCTTTTCGCTCATGTAGATCTAAACCTTCAATTTTAACATTGACTTCATCTCTAATTAATAGTGTAACATTAGCCATTGGTTGTTTTTGTTAATCCGTAATATATTATTTTTTCTGCATTTTTAGTCCACCACATTCTTTTCCCACCAAACATCATTTCAAACGTGGTAATCAATAGTGGCACTGGAAATGTCCAAGTCTGCGGAATTTTATGTGCATACACTATTTTAACATCATATGGGTTGTATTCGCTAGTGGCTGTCTTACCATTACGATCAAATCTTACTATGTCTTGTTCATCAAATCTTGAGAGATCTATATCAAACATAGTTGGATTAAAAATACAAATAGGATACCTATTGGTTTCTTCAGCGTAGTCAAATATTAAATCCAATGACTCTTGCGTAGGCTCAGGAATATATGTATTGTAAATTGGTCCAAACTGTGCCAATGCTTTACTACATGTTTTAAGAATCTTACTGTCCACAGTATACTCGCATATTCCAGCATAGTCCACTAATTTGTCTTTAGATTCTAAGTTAAATCCTATATGTTTTTCGATATATTCAGTTAACGATGTTGGTGCATTGTCAATGGTATATCCATCTGCGCCTTTGACTAATTTAATAGAATACTGTTTTCGTTTACAAGTTTTTATTTTGTCATACAGTTTTACAAGATCATCAGACACTTCAAATCCATGATCTCTTGCCCAAGGAACAACATAATAAACATTTGCTTCTGTCAGTCCCAGATGCCAAGTTTTATCAAGTCTATTAAATTTACAATACCCTTGCCCTTGTTCTTGCATATCTCTAAGATCTTGTATTCTATCAGTATCATATGGAAACTTTATTTCTATGTGATCAGTTAGTTCAATTAACTTACTTCTATCAATTTTACGTAAAGGTAATCTGTATTGTGGATTTTCAACTGGTGATACATCAATGCCCATTTTAGAAAATTGTCGACGATATTTAAGTATTAGTTTTACTGCTAGTTCTGCCTGCTTGTCAGTTAATGCAGTACCAAATACAGTATTTGCCGCCATTGTCTCTACAACTTTTATATCATATCGAGCCAATCTAAATCTATGTGCGTCTGTAGGACCAAGTAATATTCCACTGTTTTTAACATTGACATCGTATCCTCCTAGGAACTCAAGATAATCTTCAACGTGTGGCCAGGTTAACATATTGATATATTCTCTATCTTTTGATGTTCACCAATCATCCTGATCATATTTTCTCTGGTATCTGTTTCTATTATCCTTCCCACGGTTATCCAACCCAGGCTTAGCCTTGGATCAAACTTTGTGTACCCAAGATCATTGAAGAACTCCAAGTGATCATCAAAGTATTTCCAAACTTTTGTTTCTAACTCTTTAAAATAATGTTCGTCTTTGTCAGTGAATCTCACAGTGAAATCTACACTGTAATATTCCAATGGCTTAAATGCTTCTTTGTCTATGTACTTATCGTTGTCATGGTACAGATCAAATAGATTTTTTCCTATTTCACAATAGTTTATTTTTAAGTCACCCCAGTGTTCTACTAGTTGAAACTGTTCAAAGTCTTTAGGTGCCAATGGCTTACGTGATGGTTTGCCATACCAAGTACCTACAAATCTTGGCATTTGACCAAGGCTTTCATATCGATGTATCCAAATGTTGAGATCAGCTAGAGCCTGTTTAACTGCTTGAGGTGCAGACTCAAAAAATTCGTTGTCTTTTTGTTGATCATACAATCCATGATAGACTTCAAATATATGATGCAGATAGTTTAGTGTGTCTTGCCCCATATATAAAGAAGCAGTTTGTTCAATTAATCCTGGTTTATAATTATTGATAGTTGATATCAGCCCATTTATGTAACCTACAACATAGTCTCTGGTATATTTGCTGTTTGGAAAGTTGTAAAATCTTTCTCTATCATCAAATGGTTGTCCATTATCTATAAATTCCTGTAATTCAACTAACCACTTGTTTGCAATCTCAGTGTCAAATATCTCAAATTTTATTGGATAATGACTAGTGTCATTTTGATTAGTTAATAGAATTTCTATACGTTTAGACATTGTTATATTATAGTCTCATTGTTGTTAGTTTGCAACCTAAAAGGAAACCCAGGATCGACAAAATCCTGGGTTTCGTACATCATACCCGGAGCCAGACAAATGGATGGTATGATGTTTTCCCATTGGGATGGGAAACTATCTGGACTTCATACAGGTTACTTCTGCCATTGATTTCCATTTATCTGGAAAACTCTTGTACAAGTCCGCAATCTTAATTGCCATACGCAAACTAACTTCTCTCAATTTAGTCTGTTTCTCTACCATAAAACTAATAATATTGTCTTGAGCAACTTGATCAAAATCATAGTTAGCAAACAACTCACCTGTTCTGGCAATTTGTCTTATACGTAATATTTTATCACGAATTGTGTCTAATGTCAAGTCTAAATAGTGACATCTTGAT